CCTCACATACGTACCAATTCATAGTCTTCATACCTTGCTTGCCAGTGTTATACTCTCGGCCCTTGAGCTTTAGTTTGTTATTGATTACATGGCAAAGGTAAACTCACAATTTATCATGCACAAACTTTTAGCGTTAAATAGTGTTAATAGCAAGTAATATTATTGGTGTATGATAAGGTAAAAAAGTAGCGCAGTCAGTAAAACCGCGCTACCTGTCAGAACACTTGGGGTCACTCATTGTCTTCTCCGTGACGGCCTTCACCTTTACGGCCTTCTCCCTCCGGCTTGCCCTCGCCGTGCTTGAGCTGCGTGAGCAGGTCGGTATACTCCCCATCATTGATGGTCAGCCTCTGGCCGCTTTCGGTGACAATGGTCCAGTTCTCACCATCCCTGAAGAGAACCTCAATACTCCCTAACTGAATCCAAGTCTGGATTCTTGCAATGTAATACATCTTCTTCATTTTGCTTATCTTTTTGGTTTGGGTTTGTTTCCGTTAGAGTCCAACAGGACATCACCGAGTCTGATGGCAAACTGGTCATGACCCTTGTGTGTTACCGTATCTCTCCATTCCGTGACCAGATGCACCCTCTTGCCGTTCTTGGTAGTCCAAAAAGTACATGTGTCGTAATGGATTGGGTAGAGTTCCAACTTGCCCCGCTTGACCTCATCGCGTATCTCGCTGATGTCCTTGCCGGGGTACTTGCTCAGGTCTACAAGTTTCTTCCACCAGTATTCATTGCGTGCGTCCCTATACTCTACTGTCTTAGAGCCGTTTTCTATCGCGTTGAAATAGACCTCGTAAACCGAAAAATTGATATTCTTTGCCATATCGTTAATGTTATGCCTGCAAAGTTACACGGATAGTTTACCTATATAACACGCTATTAACAATATTTATTGCTCTGTTCCGGCATTCTCATTCTCCTGAGCCTCCTTCTCCTGCTGCTGCGCCTTTATCTGGTCATGACTGGGACCCTCCGGGTTCTTGACGGCCTCCATCTTCTCGGCGGCTTCCTGCTGTGCCTGCTCGCGCTCTGCCATCATCATCTGGATACGCTCTATCTCCGAGTCGGTATCAGCCACGATACCCAGTTCGGCTACGGCGGTCTCAAGACTCATAAGACCCGCTCCATAGAGTTGCGCAATAGAGTTCCACCTGTTCATGGTATCAGCATCGAAAGGCTCACCGAACTGGAACTCAATCTTCAGTCCGTCCAAAGCCTCCGCCATATCGGGATGCTGCTGCTTCAAGACCGCTATGATGACGTTCTTCAGGCGGTCTACCATCTCACCGTAGATTTCTATCCTGTTATCCCTCTTGATATAACCTATGATAAGGGCGTTATGCAGGGCTGCTCCTGACAGGGAACCCAGGCCTTTCATGTTGTTATATGAGAAGTCCGGCGTGAAGGTGTCAAAGAGAATAGAGTCGTTGAGTTCCCGTTTCTCCTCCGCCCTGCCTGCCGAACCTCCGGGAGGCGTGATATACTCAAAACGCGAGTTAGAGCCTGAGAGCCTAATCATCTTGCCGGGGGTGTCAGGTTCAGCCAGTGATTCTATGACATCTGCGGAAGCGGCGGCTATCGGGTCCATGAAGTAGTTGTTGGTGTCAGCACCTCTGGAGTCCAGCATCTCCTCGCGGTGAATCCTCGGTACTGCACCGTCCCATGCCTTGGTCTGCTGGAAATAGATGGCGTTAATCTTGCCCGTGATGTTCTCGTATGTCTCCACCTCCCAGCCTAACTTGCCTTTCTTGCAGTAGAAAGTAAACTTTGGTGTCAGGATATCCCAGTGTTCCTCCGAGCCGCCACCCTGACGTATGGAATAGCCGTATGCGAAAGCCATCATGTTGCCATACTGGTCAAACATTGGACGGAGTTTGTAACCCAATGACCTTGCCACCACAAAGGACTTGGTCTGTATCTCACCGTTGTCATTGGTCAGGTTAATCACCATGGCACTCTCCGTCTCAGCACCCGCCAGACGCTTGGCCTTACGTATCAGGGTATTGAAACGCATCTTGTCAAGGAAATCGGCAAAGAGCTGATAGGCCTCGTCCTCACCTTTCTTCTTCTTCCAGATAATTGGTTTGCCCAATAGGAAGAACAGTTCTATCTCGTTGATGTACCTCTGTCTGGTTCGCGGCAGTTTCTCCGACGTGTAGGGTTTCTTGCCCCTGCGGTCTTTATCCCTGCGGTTCATGACCTCATGGGTCTGCGGGTTGTATTCCCTTATTGCCTTGTCCACCTCGGTATCATTGCTCTGCATCATGTCAATGGCTCTGTAGATATCCTTGTCATTGATGAGACGGTACAGGTCGCGCTCTGCACCCACAGCATTGAGAACCATGTTCTTGAACATGTTCTTCAGTTGCTCAATATAGTTCAGTTCCATATCTTAAAGTTTTGGTTTAATATTGATAGTATAACACACTGATTAGTATAGTCCTAAATCCTCTTTGTTCAAGTTCTTGTCTTTCTTGCGGAAAACCTTGCCTAAATAACATCCATTTAGCCAATAGCGTACTGCATCGAGACAGTGATTGTCATGGTCTTCCGGCTCGTTGATAAAGTTACCATCTTTGTCTTTTGCCCATACGTAGTTTCGTTTCTCCTCAAGCAAGTTGATACTGCGCTTGGTGACAAAAACATGGTCAAAGTCATTGATTCCCTCAATACCCGCTATTATTGAACCCGCACCTTTGATGACGGGATAGATAACTATTCCCGTGTTCCCAATCTCATCAATCAGTCTTGGGTCGGCAGAGTCGGCATATATAAAGGACTTGTCTTTCTTGAACTCCCTTATGAGGTCGGAGATACTCATTCCCTGTTCATAGAACTGCTCATCAATATACAAGTCCCTTTGTCCATACTGATTGATTATACCACACTTGACACAAGCCGAGGGGTCGTGCGTATACCCCCAGTCAACACCCCTTCCTACATATCTGCAATCTTCCGGGAACTCATCAACGATGCCCCATGTCTTCTTGTATACAGCACCCTCGCGGACATCAGCCCACCGCCCCATGAAGATATGGGCATAGCGGTCTGGGTTGTTCTCCTTCATGTCCCTTGCCTCACGCAAGAACTGCTCTCCCAGATGTTCTATGTTATCCAAGTAGGAGGTGTGGATATGCAAGACATTGGGGTGTGTGGATATCTGTACGGGTACACCATCGTACTCTACAATCTTATGGGTGTCCTTGATATATTTCTGGTATATGAAATGGTTGGAGTCGGTGGGGTTCATGATGATGATAATCATATTCCTCAACCCCTGCTGACGGATTGAGAACATGATGGTCTCAAACTCCTTTTCACTTGCCCACTCCTCACCCTCATCACAGACGAATACCGTCAGACCTTTGATGGACTTCAATCGTGCAGTCTGGTTACCTGAGCTTGACCTAATTCCACGGAACATTACCGTAGAACCTGTCATCTTGTTTATGACATCGGCTTTCTTGGTAGTGAAATATCTCTGTGTGCCATCAGCCTCAATCTTCTCAAGGAACTCAGGTATGACGGAGATATTGGCGGCTACCATAGTATAACGGGAGTAGAGAATCTGGTGCGACACTTTCTTGCCAGCAGCCTCACCGAGTTCAAAGGTCAGCCTTTCTATAAAGGTGGATGTGGAGAAAGACTTGCCAGAGCCACGACCTCCGGTGATTAAGACAATGAATTTGTCCTGATTGTTGTATAATGGGTAGTATACCTCGTGTGTCTTGACCATAATAAACCAGTAGTTTACCCTCGCCGCCTGTCAGAGTTAATCAGAAGTTTACCTCGCACTCTTGATATGGTAGTACGGAAAGTCATCTTTCTCGTTCTCCGGGCACTCGTCAACGGTATACCTGTCACCGCAGTGGGGGCAATACAGCACCCTTGTCACCGTTCCCTCATTCTCATAAGCCTCGTCCAGAGCCAAATCAGCCCCACACCTGAAACACTTGTCTTTCATAACCTTACTGTCGTTTGTGAGCCATCGGAATAGAATACCGCATCCAGAGTACCGTCTATGGGGTTATCCAGAATACGTATTCTTCCTATCTCTATGATGTCCTTATCCATTTACCTGCTCTTCAAGTTCCTTACCACCGTTCTTGATGGCGTTCTCAAGGTCTATCCATCGGTTAATGTCCACACCCTTGTCGGCGGTCGGCAGTTCTTCGCCTTCCTCATCATCCTTACCGCGCTGTATCTTGCGCCATTCCTTGTCGTGATGGTAGAGCCATGTGGCCAGTGCAGCTCTATCCGGCTGTGTCGTCATCTCCGACTCGGTGGTCTGTATGACCTCATTGTCAGTCAGTTCACCGTCTATCTGCATGCGCCTTCTTGTTGTAGATGTGTTCTTTATCTTCTCTCCGCCGAGTGCCGATTTGAGGAATCTGCCACGTACTATTGAGTTCAATCTATTCCGTGCATGCTCCAAGACGTAAACTAATTCTTTACTTCTTCGCTCGGAAGTTTCCTCGTCCCAGCGGTCATAGTGTCCGCGTACCATATCGCCGAATGCGGTGGGAGAAAGACGGATATGTAACTCATCTTCAAGCCCATACGCAATCTCCTGGTCCGTACACCCCTGCATTGCCAGCCGGGTTATTGCCGTGTACCACTCTATCGAGTCATAGTCGAAGAGCGGAGGCCTGCCCACCGGATTAGGTTTGTCGTTTTCCATAATTGTCTTTGTTCTTGGTTAATATATTGGGAGCAAAGGTAATGCTGCGGTTTAGGTATATCAAGTTTGGGTGTTATATTCTTATTCACTTGGTTCTATTAGTGAAACATTGGTTTATTAACTTTAATTAACACTGAATATTTGTTAGGTGTAAATTGTTGGTTTATCTTTGCGTTGTAATTGAAACTTAGAACTCACGAGCCGAGAGGATAAAACGGGCAAGTAGGTATATGATGTTAGTTGAGGTTTTGGATGCTTTGAAGAGTGGTAGAAAGATGGACAACACTTGTCTTAAGGGTGTTAATACCATTGATGACAAGGTAGTAAGGGTTCATTACTTTGAGTGGGTTGATGGTAGGGTCTATGAGTTTTTCTTGACTGATACTGAAGAGTGGTGTAACTCTTGCAGAGAAGATGTCTTTATCAAGGACTTTGAGGGTGTTGAGAATGAGATTGCTGATGGTTGGGTTGAAAGAAACTGACTCTACCATTGGTATATAGTATTGTATAACCGATAATCCATTTGTGACTATGAAGAATTACTTTTTTACCGAGAGTGACTACGGCAGGCTTAAAGATGCCATTGAGAACCTTGAGTTTGATGTCTATGATGAAGATGTCCAGTGTGCAGAGGTGTTAAAGGACACCAAGACCGGGTCTGTTGAGATAGGTGGTGTGGTTTTCAGCTTTGAGGTAACGTGCGAATGCAATATCAGCATTGACTACCGCAGAAGGGCCTATTACAGTTACGATTATACCATAGATAGCCTTGAGGGTATGGCAGATGGCGAGAGGGTGTTGCCTGTCTATGACAGGGCTTATGTTGAGAATGAATTGTCATGGGACGAATGATATACGATAACTTGAGGGTCTTTGAGACCAGAGACGAGGCTTATAGAGAGGCCATAAAGTTGTTCAGGTCTAATATTCATACCATGATGTCAGCCTTTGACGAGATGGTAGAGTGTGAAGAGGGTCTGTTGCCTGTTATCTGTGTCACGGTTCAGCCGGGTGCTTTGTGGCAGAGCCAGACCATCCATTACTTTGCTTTCAGGCAGGGTTTCATGGGTATGCAAGAAGAGTTTGACTTTGCGGGCCTGACCTATGCGTCCAAGTTCAGAAGGCTGCTTAGAGAGAGCGGTATTCCCTTTGAGCAGGACGGCAAGAGAAAGGTCAGTATTGTCTACGCAGGTCTTGAAGAGCCGGACAGACGTGCGAGGTGCTATAAGGTCAATGCCATCTACCAAGAGGTCATGGGTGTTTGATTTAAGGCTATTTTCGTGCGTTTTGAGACACTTTCTCTGTTAAGGTGGTATATTTGCACACAGAACACTAAATAACGCGATAGAATGAAAAAGACAGAAGTTTCATCTTACTCTCGTAGGTGTCCAAACAGGCTTACTTTTGTGCCGTAATCGATAACCTGACATATATATTTAAGACCCCCGGCTGATGGGCTAAACAGCAAGAGCAATGACAAAGACATGGACATTCAACGAGAGACCTTACACGATGACACGCGCCAAGGGCTATGGCCAGTATACCCTGAACGGCTACCATTGCACAGACTCTACCATCTGGGACAACTGCGACAATGATGATGACCCTGAAAAGCAGAGAATGGCCTTATTAGAAGCAGAGATATTTATTGACAACCAATATTGAACAACTATGATAAGAGACTATTTCTACAACCAGTTTAAGGACGATAAAGACCTTGTGGCCGGATATCGTATGAAGAAAGGTTCAAAGTACATCACCATTGAGTACCTGACCATTGAAGAGGGCCATTACGATAAGACCTACCGCATACCCATTGCCGATTTCAAGGATGTTGAGACCACTATAGACCAAATCAACTGCGGTAATATCCTACCTATCAGAAAACGTCTTGTCAGGTAGGTGTAATTAGCAATCAATAACCCCTACAACGAACTAAAAGATAAAGGATGGTCACTTGTACCACCCTTTTCTTTTTATGCGTTTAGAGAGGACTCTACGGCTTCTTCCTGTATTTCCTCTTCAGCCGTTTGTTCTTGCAGTTTGAGTTCATCCTCTCTGGCTTTCTTGATGTCATACTCCATAAGGATTCTCCGGCTCATGGGAAAGGTATCATAGATTTTCTCAAGGTCATCAGGGAAATGTTCCCTCAGCCACTTGAAACAGTCTATGTTGAAACCGATACCATTAGAGTACTTGCCTCCATACAGGACTGGTTTGGGCAGACCATGCTGTTTCATATAAGCCAGTATCTCAAGATGGGTGAAGTCAGCCAAAGGATAACACATTCCCATGTGTACATAGTGTTCCTCGGAATAGGTGTTGAGCATCATCCGGCGGTTCATGGAATCGGCTTTCTTCATGCCCAGGAAGACCCATTCCGTGTTGTATTTGAGACGCATGGCCTTGACGATATCAGTCAGTTTCAGGAGTTTCTGCTTGGGATTGGCGACACAGTAGAGTCCTCCTCTCAAGACATAGGTCAGCGTCCAGTGGGGTACGTGGATAATCTTCAGTTTGGGATAACGGGCAAGACACCACCGCTTCCAACGGTCAATATGCTCCAATCCATCTACAAAGAACATGAAGATACCATATATCTCATCGAAATACGGATATATCAGGTCTAAGGTCACAAGCGAGTCCTTGCCATAGGAAAGCATCAGAATACATTTTCTGCTCTGCCCCTGAACGAACTCAATACAGTCCTTTGCGGTTGTCAAACAATTCGGTTTCTCCATAACTAAAATATTTTCTCCGGCACACCCATCTTCTTCCAGAACGGACAGTTGAATGTCCACGGCTTGTGACAGCCCATTGGACGGCGTTTGCCGAAGTTGTCCATAAAATACTCCACCTTGTGTTCAAGGCTGAATCTCGCTGCAATCTCTATGGGTGCAATGTTCAGTTCCTT